CAGTAATCGATAAATCTTCAATGTCAAATACATATTTTGTTCTTGCTTTGCATTCATTATCACTATTGTGACTGAGAGTCATTTCTATTTGCTCACCCACCGACTTCGATCTTATCTGCATAAACAACCATTCGACATCAAATGTTGATAGTTTGTCTATATCAATACCTTTAGTTAATATACAATTTTTCAATAAGTCTTTAACCGCACCAATGATTGTTTCTTTTTCACCATCTTCCAATGCAATTAAAAGTATCTTTTCTTCTTTTACTAAAAACGGTCTATATTTTATATTTTTATTTGTAGATGGTAATTTAGTCTTAAACTCAGGTACAGATAATGTAGGTAACATTCTCAATCTCCATAATTAAATTATTATAGGTTTATTTGTATTGTTTGGTAGGATCACAACCTCTTTGCTTTCTTCATTTTCTTCTTCGTGTGTTGTTATATTATAATAACGATGCGCAAACTGCAATGAAAGTTTAGCGAGACTGTCGTCACCCCAACCCATTTGTACACCATTCATAATAATAGGATATGAATCAACAAGTTCTATTGTAGTTCTTAATTTTCCTGTGTCATCAAACTGCCTTATATAAACATTTGATTTATAATTATCAAAATATTTTACATTGAACGATCCACCAAATCCTTGTGGAGTTGTATCTATCATACTTTGCATCCACTTTTCAAAAAATACTTTTTCGCCCATATCTGCACTTAATAAAAATGTAATCGTTACATCTGAATGCACTGCAGCATAAGGAACTTTATTAACTGGACCATTCATGGAGAATCTTTGATCTATTGTCATTGCTGTTCGACCAGGAATTTCAACACTATCTGCTCTATATGTGAGATTTCTTATTTCTTCTGCATCTAAATTAAATGCGGATGGTGGACTAATCAAAACTTCAAAGTGAGAAGTCTTAGCAACTCCACTTTTAAGTCCATCACTAATCATTTTTCTTATGTTGAATGCCATTATAGTGCCCTTCTTGAGTCTCTATAAACTCTTTGTGTGCTTGCCTTTTCAAATCTCTGCGTTGGTAGCATTAGTGCTATATCCCATTCGGTTGCTGGAACGTGATAAAATCTAGATCTAACATTTGAAGCAAGGTAATGTTTGAATGTTGGTTTAAATAATCTATACTTTGATGCACCTTGTAATACTTCATATGACAATCTAAGTGTAGTTGTTTTGTCGTATTTTTTATTTGATACAATACTATAAAGATTATCCATTAACTTTGCTCTCAACACTGGCGGCAGATAATGTAAGTTTATACCATAAAAACCACCTGATGCTGGACCAACCATAAAAATCAAAGGAAACTTGTCGTAGTATGGTAGAGTTTTCTTGCCTTTAGGATCATAGAAAAAATGATACATTTTACCTACCGATGGCGATGCTCTTAAATCTTTATCATCAGCATTCGATAATATCTTATCAGGATTTGCGCCTGCTGTTCGTTTAGCGGCTCTTCTGAACCAATCGCGTGCTTCTTGACTTCGAGCAGGTGTTTGACCAGCACGAAGTCCTCTTGTTAATATGTCGTCGAATAAGGTTGCCATGATACTATTTAGTCTTCTTGCCGAATAATTGTTCTTCAGTTAACACCTGAAATTTCCAATTTCTATCTTTACAATAACGAACTGCTGCTTCCCACTTTGCTTGATTAACTCCCCAAGTGGTCACCTCGTTAATGTATTTCTTTGTGACACGACTCTTTTTCTCTGGAGGACGTGACTGTGCTGCAGGTTTTACTTCAAATACAACTATCTCACCTTTGCTAGTCTTAACAATGAAGTCTGGGAAGTATCGATGTTTTTTGCCGTCGATGGGAGATCGATAGGGTATGGCAAACTCTTCACTGCCCCACCATATTATGTCTGGATTCTTATCAAAGTATGAACACACATTTAGTTCCCAAGAACTGCGATATATAATATTAGTAGGATCTCCCTTGTATTTCTCAGGAAACTTTGGTTTAAATCTACCTTGATGGTATTTCATACAATCTGTATAAATAGTTGACACAAAAACCTATTTATTACAAAGGTGTATAAATGTCCGCAGCAATAAAACGCGCAGGTAGAGTGGGGGATGGATCTTTCTATTACCTTTTCCCCCAAGAAGTTACCAATCAAAACTATATGATGCTTCAAGTATTAGAAAAATCTCGTGGAGATAAGTTTGAGGTTGAAGAAGGCAAGTCAGTTGGGCGTGTTTTTATTTTTCCAATCCCTGCGAATCTATCAGTTGCTTCTAAAACAGAGTACGAAAACAAAGGTCTTGGGATGCTAGGCGCATTGGGCGCAGGACGACTTAACACCGCAGGAGCATTAGATGATGTTGGTTCTGCCCTTATGAATGGTGCAGGAGATATACTTGATGGTGCAGGACTTAATACTGGTTCTGACACGCAAACAGCAGTGGCAACTGGTGCAGTAGGAATTGCGTCTTTTGCTGCTTCATCGATAGGAAAGAAATTAAAACTTAGTGGATTGGCGGCTGGTGGTCTTGCTGGTGCTGCAGCAGGTGCCACAGTAGTTGAATCATTAGGATTAAAGGCAGGACTTGCGTTAAATCCACATCTTGCTGTTTTGTTTAAGGGAGTTGGATTAAGAACATTTGCATTTCAATATAAATTTGTCGCTAGAAATCAACAAGAATCTAATCAACTGCGTGATATAATACAAAAACTAAACTATCATATGCATCCAGATTATTTTGCTGGAAACTTTGCATTTAAATATCCAGATGAGTTTAGAATAGAGTTTTCAAGAAATAGAAAAGATTGGTTATTTAATCTTAAAGATTGTGTAATGACAGATATGACTGTTAATTATAATGGAGAAGGTATGCCATTGTTTTTTGAAGATGTTGGTGGTCCAGTTTCTATTGATATTTCAATGTCATTTCAAGAAACTAAGATATTTACAAAACGTGATTATGCTGAAAATTATGAAAGGGAAAGATATCCTGATGATCAGTTTAAAGGTAGTTCTCTTGTTGCTTCTTTAGATCTTCCTTCTACGGAATAACACCAACAGGATACCTTAACCCAAACAACCACTTTCACGCAAGGATAATAAATGAGTAATTATTTTTCGTATTTTCCTACAGTTCAACATGATCTAACTAATATTGGACAAACGGTTAATCTTACTAATATCATTAGAAGGTTTAAAGTAAAGAGTTCTTTACTTACAGATACACGTGTCTATAATGAATACTCTATACAAGCAGGAGAAAGACCTGACATCGTAGCAGATAAGTTTTATGACGATCCCAGTTATGCTTGGTTAATTTTATTATTCAACGAGATTGATGATCCAATATTTGGATGGCCACTATTTAACAAAGAGTTTGACGATTACATCATAGGTAAATATGGCAGCATATCAAGCGCACAAGGCACTGTTCATGAATATAGAAAAGTGTTAACTGAAAAATCAGTTAAGTTTGATGGAACCATTATTGGAAAACGAACAGTCACCATAGATTTAACAACATACAATACATTAGGTGAATCTGTGAGAGAATCAATATCAAAGTATGACTATGAAGAAGAACTAAATGATAAGAAATCAGAAATAAAAATATTAAAACGAAGATATGTCTCAGAAGTGAGGAAACAGGTACAAGGTATTCTAAAAGATGGCATCTGATGGATATAGACATGCTGGCGATGTTGAGGTAGAATCTGCAACACTGATACTTTCTAATCAACAGGTTATTGATATATCAGAACTTGTTGCTGAAACCAACATATACCAAGACTTATTTAATCACTATATCGAGGCAGATTTTGTGATGAATGACTCTTTCAATCTTTTTGCGCAGGGATGTTCTGGCACAGAGATAGTAGAAATATCATTTAGAAATAAAGTTGGCCCAGAGGCATCACCACAACCAGAATTTATTCGTCATATTTTCTTTGTGTATGAAATCACAGATAAACAAAGACTATCTGAATTTAAAGAAGCATATATTATGAATTGCGTCAGTTTTGAAAGATATCAGACGATTCCAGAAAAGATTAGTCGATCGTATGGACCGTCATCTATCAAAGACATGGTGCAAAAAATAAATTCTGAATTTATCTATAATGATTCTGCTAAAACTTTCTATAGAGAACTTTCTAAAATAACAAATTATACTAAAACAAAAGAAGGTATATTTGATGAGACAAGTGGGCAGTTTCAATATGTCATACCAAATATGGTGATAGATGATGCAATAGATTTCTTATCTAGTGAGTCAGACTCTAACGACCATATACCATTTTATACTTTCTATGAAGATGCAAATGGATTTAATTTTAGAAATATCTCTAATTTGATATCACAACCTATCGCTGCAACTTATCATCATTTGCCCACAAAAACTGATGCACTAGAAAGAGATGCAATTAACGATAGACAGAATGACTCTGCGCAAAACTTTGATGACACATTTAAAATTATATCGTATAATGTAGTCAAACAAAATAATATATTACAAAATACAAACTCTGGGATGTATAAAAGTAAATCAATAGATATTGATATTCATCGAAGAAAAGCAAACATTTCAACATTTGACTATGGTGAGTATTCTGACAAGTTTAAGTTTATTCAAAATAAAATTTTAGGTGGATCAGATGGATCGCCTGTAATTTCTTTAGGAACTAGTAGAAAAGGTCATGAATCTGATAAGTTGTTGTCCGTAGAAAATCATCTACCAAAAAGAACAGATCAAACCAAACCAATTACTGATAGTTACAAAAGATCTATATTTAATGTTGTAATGGAAGTAATAGTTCCAGGGAGTGATACAATAATTATTGGTCAGATGATCGAACTGATGTTTTATCGTACAATTGGTGATGAAGTGAGATTAGATGAGTACGATAAATATCTTAGTGGAAAATATTTAATTACCAAAGTTCGCCAAAAACTTACTGGGGCGAAAACAGGTGTTGATTATGTAACTGTAATAGAATGTACCAGAGATGGTATAAAAGAAGACTAAAGGAGAAAGAAATGCCATTACCAGATTCAAAAAGAGCAAAACGAATGCTTGCAGAAATCGTAACTAACGAAGCACCAACACCAAAGCGAACACGCAGAACTGCTACGGTAACAGAATCTACCATTAAACCTGCATTTTTGCAAGAGGTTGTAGAACCAGAAAATCAAATTCCAGAGGACGACGCTGAGTAAATATGCGCGAGTTTATTGGTAGAAAAGGTTTCACGTGGTTTGTTGCAGTTATAGAGGACAGAAATGATCCTATAAAACTTGGACGACTGCGTGTACGATGCTTTGGTTGGCATACTGAAGACAAGGGACAGATTCCGACGGATAAACTTCCTTGGGCGATGCCGATGAATAGCATTAACTCAGCACAAACTAACAACATCGGAACATCACCGACGGGATTAGTTGAAGGTGCTTGGGTTATAGGATTCTTTTTAGATGGTGATCGTGCGCAAGAACCTGTTGTTATGGGAACACTTGCTACTATTCCTTCTGAGTTAGCAAATACTCAGGAAGGATTCTACGATCCCAACGGAAAGTATCCACAGGTGATTGATGAACCTGATGTAAACCGTCTATCAAGAAACGATAGTGATAAACCTCATGATGTTCTTGCTAGTAAAGAAAGTGGAAGAACAACAAATGTTACAACTGCTACTGGCGCAACTTGGAGTGAACCTGCTTCAGCATACAA